GCTCCTCGACGCCCTCCCAGGTGGTGGGCTGGCAGACGTAGCCGTCGAACCGCTCGTCGGGCACCTCGACAACCTCGTCGGGCTGCACCTCGCGGTCGCCGAGCTCGGGCACTGTGACCGGCTCCGGCCCGATGTAGCGCACACGCGCCATCGCTTTACTCCTTGCGTGAGTTGGATCAGATACGGGCTCGGCAGGACACCGTGAACACGACGCCCACCTGGGCGCCCTCACTGTTGGACTGCAGGACGTTGCCGGCCGTGAGCTCCGCCCACAGCACGACGCCCCCGAGGTCCGGTGCCGTCGGATTGGAAGCCGTGGCCCGAAGCGCCGTCTCGACCTCGCCGACCAGGTCGAAAGCGTCACCGCGGCGGAACGACATGTCCTTGTCGCCGCCCCGCGATTCGGCGTAACAGGAGATCGAGAACATCTCGTCCCGGGTGCGGGCCCCGGCGCCGTTGAACTCCTGCTGCAACTCGACGGACTGGTCGGCGCCAGGCGCCCACCCGATGTGAATGCGCCGACGGCTGGTCAGGTTCACCGCAGTCGGCCCGTCCACGATGGCGACGTCCTCGAGCGCGGGCCGGGCCCGCAGGATCACCAGCAGGGCATCCACAGCTGCAGGGACTCGGGAGGTCTGCACTACGCCACCCCCGGCGGGACCTTGTACGGCTCCAGCAGCTGCAGGACCCGGTTCGGAATCGCATAGCCCCAGCCCGCAACTGGCTCGGTCACGCTGTAGTCGTCGCCGCCCCCGATGCTGGACATGCCGCGCGACGCCCCGTATTGGGTGCGCCACAGGTGCTGCAGCAGGATGCGGGCGGCGAGGTTGATCGTGGGCGGCACGGTGCCGCGGCCGGCCGCGTACACGGCCGTCCACGGCCCGCCGTAGAAACCAGCACCGTCAACACGGCGAATCACACCAGAGTCGGGGTCGATGTAGACGTCCTCGACTGCGATAGCCGTACCGGCAGCCGTCAGCGGTGCCAGTGAGGTCAAGGACGCCACCGGCGCCTGGGCGAGCGTCAGCATCGGCCCATGGCCGTTCACCGTCTCCGTGACCGTGCGGATCGCCACCGGGCCCACGTGCCGCTCGATCGCCGCAGTCAGGGCGTCGACGTACACCTGCAGCTCGATGTCGTCGCCGCTGCCGTCGATGTCGAGCTGGGCCTTTGCCTCGGCCAGCGTCAGCAGCGCCACGGTGACCTCAGCTCTTGCCGGAGCCGCGGGCTGCGGTGCGCCGCGGCTTCGACTCCACGGCAGTCTCCTGCGGAGCGGATGCCGCGCGCTCCTCACTGTCCGAGGGCCCCTGCTCGGTGCCGTCGTCCTGGCCGGTGATGAGGCGCAGCTGCTCCTCCACCTGCGATGCCCGGTCGTCCAGCCCGCGTGTCTTGTATCCGTCTCGCTCGCGTTCCAGGGACGCGCGCAGGTCGCGCCTTTTCTGCGCGGCAACCTCCGCTTCGACCCGCTCGTCTTCTGTCTGCATGTCTGGCTCCCTTCGCGGTACGGCCCCGGCGTCGTCTGGCGCCGGGGCCGGGACGGACTAGAAGACGGGCGCGATCAGGCCGGTGCCGCTGACGACGGACAGCGACTTCGGGTACCGCTCGGAGTGCAGGGCGGCGTAGTTGTAGAACCGCAGCAGCACGGACAGCTGGTCGGCCTTCGTCTCGCGGAACGTCTCCGACCGCGGGGTGGCCTCGAAGAGGATCACGTCGCTGGAGCGCGCCACGATGACCCGGTCCTCGTTCGTGCCCGCACCGAGGTTGGTCGGGATGTTCGGGTCGACGTACACCGGCAGACCCTGCAGCGTTCCCACGAAGCCCTCAGAGATCACGTCGCTCATCGCGGCGAGGACGTTCTGCGGCATGTTCGCCGACGGCACCACCAGCGGCCGGCCGTTGGTGTCGAGCGACACTGTGTACCAGGCCCACCGCCGCGGGTGCATGAAGATCTTGTCCGGTGGCAGGAGGCGACCGGTGTGGATCTGCTGGATGCCGTCGCCGACCTTCGAGTACGCCTCACCCACGGTCGGTGTGGCGTCCGTGTACGTGATGCCGTTTGCGCCGGTCACGTTGAGCAGGCCGCGCTTGTTCGCCGCGTTGTTGTTGATGACGAACGTGTCGAGCTTGACCGCGTAGTCGGCCGCCAGGTCCGCGAGGAGGATGGCGTCCATGTTGATCGGGGACTGGTCGAGCAGCTGCTGCGGCACGACCTGCTGACCCGCGATCGTTGCCACGGAAGCGGACACACTCGACGTGGTCGCATCGGTGTTCTGTACGGCGGTGTTCTGCGTCGCCTGCTCCGCCGTCGCAGTGCCAGTCGCCACGCGCGGCAGGCTGATCGTGTCGGTGCCGGGCGGCAGCGGCTGGTGCTGCACCTGGTCGGCGACGACGCGGCCGGCGCGGGCCAGCGCCACGTAGTCATTGATCATCCACAGCGGCGGGACGAACTCTCCGGCGCTGCCGTCCGTGGTGGTGAGTGCGCGCTTCTCCAGGCCCTCGGCGACCTCTCGGTCGTTGCGCTGCAGCCGCTCCATCGCGGCCCGGTCGCCCACGTGCTGCGAGCGGTACAGGTCGCGGAAGTAGCTGGCCTTGCCGCCCTTGCGGTACGTCTCCGGCTCGGACACGACCGTGACCCCGGTGGGCTGCGGGCCCTCCGGGGTGAAGCGGGAGCGCATCTCGTCGGCCGTGGCGCTCCGCTTCTCCTCGTCCTCGAGGTCCGCGATCCGGGCCTGCACGGCTTCCATGTCCGTGTCGGTCTTCCTGATGGCGTCACGCTTCTCGGTGAACGCCCTGTCCTCGTCGTCGTTGAGGGCGCGCTGCTCCGCGGTCGGCTCCTTGAGGATGCCGTCCAGTTCGGTCTTCAGCGCGGCCCGCTGCTCCAGCAGCTCCTGCAGCTGCTTGCGCAGGAATGCGAGCATGGCTCACTCCTTGATGATCGGTGATGGGTTGGGGTCGCGCCCGCGAACCGTTCGGGTGGTGGTCCAGGTGGTGGCGCTCTTCGGGCATGCCGAACAGCGCTCCGGCGTGAACTCCGGCGCGTCAGGTGATGCAGGCGAGTACGGCTACAGGGCGAGAGCCTCGGCCTGAGCCAGGTACAGCGAGAGCGGATGCCCGGCCGGCTTCGGCTCGGGCTCCGCGACCGGCGGGGCGAACCGATGCTGCAGACGCTCCATGAGCGCCCGCGCATCGTCCTCGCCGAGCTGGTCGAAGTCAGCGGCCCGCATGGCGGGCTGGACGGAAGTGGCAGGGTTCGCACCGAAGTTCACGACGCTCACGTCGCCGCGGTGCAGGTCGACCTCGAGGATGTCCCGCTGGTCGAAGTCCGGAGACCACATCTGACGGGTCACCCGGAACGCGAACGACATCTCGTCCACGCTCTTCTCCTCCAGCGCAGCAAGCATGTCGCCCACGTCGGAGCGCTTCGTCGAGACGTCCGCCTCCATGTGCAGGCCCGTCGTGTCCTCCGAGAGCCGCAGCGTGCCGGCCTTCGTATAGGCCATCGCCAGCCCCGCATGGTTCAGCAGCAGCTGCACTTGCGGATTCTCGCCGAGCGTCTTCGCGAACGCGCCCGCACGGACGACCTCGCTGTACGGGCCCAGCCAGTCCCACATCTCGAACGGCTGCTCAGTCACCGACGCGTAGCCCTCGATCGTCGAGACGCTCGGCACATCCTTCTTGGCGCGCACCTCCAGCGCCACAGGGAACGCGCGCCGCACGATGCCCGTGACGGAGGCGCGCTGGCTCTTGTCGCTCATCCCTAACCTCCACTCGGGTCCTTGTTGGCGGGCGCGTCCTTGCTCGGCTCAGCACCCCACGGCACGGGCTCCAAGTCCTCCAGATCCCGCACCTCGTTGATGACCTTGAACTGGTTCCTGAGAGCCACCGCGTGCGCCTTGTAACGGGTCAGCAGGTCCGTGCGGACCAGCGCGCCGCGGTTGAACTTGACCACTTCGCCCGGCTGCAGCAGCCCGGTCAGGGCCCGCTCGACACGCACCAGCCACGGATCCACTGCATACGTCAGCAGATCCAGGGAGCGTTGCTCGATGTTCGAGTACGTCAGGCTCCCGCCGGTCTCGTAGCCGAAGATCTCAGCGAACCCCGGGCCGAAGATCCGGCAGCACTCAGCGCTGGTATAGCCGTTCGTCTCCAAAAACTGAGACTCGTTCGGCGCGATCTGAATGCTCGTGTACTTCCAGCCCGACCCCAGCACCACCGGCTCACGACGCCCGAACACCGCCGCCATGAACCGTTGCTTCGCCGTGTTCGCCTGCTTCTGGTCCAGGCTCTGCTCGCTCGACAGGATCGCCGACGGATGCCCGCCGTCCTGGAACCACTGCGCGCCGAACCTCATGGCCGAGATGCCAGTACCGATCGTCAGCGCCTGCAGCTCGACCGGCGACAGCCCAAGCACTCTGCCCGGCACCGGATGGACCCGCCGGTGCCACATGTCCGCGGCAGGAACTTCCTCGCCGTTGACCCGCCATTCCACCTTGCCGTCTCGGTCGAGCGACGGCCGGACCAAGTCCGGGTGCTGCAGCGCGATCTGCGTCGGTGTCCCCCGGAGCCGGTCCCGCTCCGCCGTCACTCCGTACACGTTGCCGCGCAGCATCGCCGAATACACGTACTGCGACGTCCAGTCCGGCAGCCCGTGCCCATCACCCGCAGGATCCGCCAGCCACGACGGCAGAGGCGCCACCTCCCGTGGCCGCGGGAAGTACTGCAGGGGCATCGTCTCGCTGATCGTCGCCACGAGATTCACGCACGCCCACACCGCGATCTTCTGGAGCGACGCCTCCGCCCGCGACAAGTCAACGCGGGCATAACCGCCGCCCTGCGCCGAGTTCGGAGGGATCGGCGGCTCGACGAATGGGTTCGGCCGGCCACGCTGCTCACGGCGCCCAAGGAGAAAGCTCACGTCTTCCCCCGTCCGTTCGACAGCCGGTCGGCAACCTGATCGGCGAGGACCAGCGCCCCGGCCGCCAGGAACCCCGCGGGCGGCCACGCCAGCCACGCGCCATAGGACACGAGGACCAGACCGGTGAGGCTGGGGAGCGCCCGCCCGAGCGCCCCCACAGCCCACCCCGCCGCGCCCGCCAGGCCGGCCCACATCGCCTTCCAGCGGTCCATACGGATCCCCCTCACCAGATGTTGTCCATAGGATCCGAGGCCTCTTCCACGTCCACGCCCAGCCCCCACTTGGCCAGCGTCACAACGACCACCGGACTGATGTCGACATTCACCCCGCGCCGCGCCCACGCCCACGCATCACCCAGCGGCCGCTTCTGCGCACCCGCCAAAGCAGCGGCCAGCGGCGCCTGGTCGAGATGGGACAGGGTCTGTTCAGTGACCGCGTCGTAGAACTGGCCGCACGCCTGGGCGATCTCGCGGACCTTGGGCTGCACGACTGTGATGCCAAGTCGTTCTTCCAGGTCGGCGATGAGCGAACCGGCCGGGCCGCCGCCGTCAATGACCCAGCAGCGCGGCTGATGCCGCTCGTGCAGTTCGGCCGCGCGGTCCAGCAGCCAGCCAGTGCCGGGCCGGTGGTCGATCACCTCGACGTGCGTGCCACCCCGCCAGGCGCCGGCCACTCCGATCGCCGCGTGCGACCGCTCCGGCGTCATATCGATCGCCATGGCCAGCTGCCCCTCCGGAGCAGAGTCCGCGGCCGCCAGCGCCCGCCACACGTCCTCGCCGATGACCTGCCACGTCTCCGCCACGTCCGACGGATAGTCGCCCACGCCGAGCCGCTCACGGGCGTACAGGGCGTCGCCCATGGTCAGCCTCCGGTGCATGCTCTTCTCGACCTGCAGCCGGTAGCCGACGCCCGGGTTCGACTTCAGCAGCGAGGCCACGGAGTCGATGGCGTCGTGCTCGGTGCAGCCGCGGGGGCATTCGTCCAGGTGCGGGGCGATGGACCATTCCATGTAGGCCAGCACCGGATCCGGTGTCCCGCTCTCCATTGCGGCCAGGGCGCGCCGGCGCAGGCGGCCCAGCTGTTGCGACAGCGAGCCGAGACCCGCGCTGCCCAGGAACCACAGCACGCTGTTGTCGACGGCGTCCGTCGTCGGCGCGAGCGCGGCCATGGCGTCGTCGCCAAGGATCATGCACTCGTCGAAGATGACGCAGTCGGCGGTGAAGCCACGGCCCGAGCCGCGAGAGCGGGCGACGTAGCGCAGCTCGCGTCCGTCGTGGAGCTCGATGCCCTCGCGGCCTACCGTCTTGTGATAGTGCCGTACACGTTTGTGCAGGTCAGGGCACCCACGGATGAGACGCTCGATGCGTTTCATCGTGTTCATCGTGGTCTTGAACTCGTGCGCGCTGACCAGGATCCCCTGCTCGCCGCCGATGAACAGGCCCCACAGCACCCGGGCTTCGATGATCGCGCCCTTGCCGTTCTGGCGCGGGACGTTGACGCAGACCTCGGGGGCGGACCACTGGCCGTCGGGCTTCTCCCCCATGCAGACGCGCAGGATGTGCTGCTGCCACGGGTCGAGCTTCAGCCCCGCTTTGGCGGCGAGGTCGATGGCCTCCTGGCCCGCAGTGTCCACCGACGGCGGCGACGTCTCGATCGGCGGTGTCTGCCAGCCGTACACACGGCCGCCGTCACTGGCCGGCGGCCCGCTCACGGGCTGCTGTCCGGCGCTTGTCTCGCTGCTCAGCAACGTCATCGACCGCATCGCCCTTCGACTCGACCGGGGCCAGGGCCCGCAGTTCCCGCATGACGGCGCGCAGTTCGCGGGCGGCGACCGCCTTGGCGGCAGGGTTCTTCGCAGATGTGTCGACGGCGCGGGCGAGGCTGAGCGCGAGCGCGGTCATACCGGGGGCGTGATCTTCAACGTTCATGTCAGCGATCTCGTCCTTGATCGCCGAGGCGACGAGCCCCAAGATCATCACCGCCTGTCACACTCAGTGATGTCACGCTGGGTGACGGGTCGTAATTTTCGCTGGAATCGAGTTCGCGCGGAATGATCTAGAAATCCGGCCGCGCAAAAAAACGGGCGAC